ACTCAATACTAAACAACTCAACGGGTTGAGTATTCTCATTTGTTAATTTCACTTCGCAATAATAGCCAAGCGGTCCGTGTGATTCTGCTTGTGGGTTTTTTACTGAGAATATAAAATATCCAACAGAGGGTATAGGCCCTGCTGTTGCGTTAACAGTAATAACCTTACCCGATATATTTGTTATAGGCCCTATTAGTAGTGGCTCTGGAGATGAGTTGAAATACAGATCGTCTCCAACACTCAATATGCTTCCTATATTGAAATCAAACGTCAGCTCATAAGAAGTTCCGCCAACATTTACTATTGAAGATAGTGATCCAACGCCATCGATAGAGCGTTGCTTTAGGTTGACTACATCTTCATGGGCTCTAATAAAGGCGAAGTATGTCCCCTCCTTTTCTTCAAACCAACTACTTTCAATAATGCCACTCTGCAAATCAGTAACAGCCTCAGCCTTCCATGAGTCATTTGACTCTAGAGCGATTGTTTTAAAAACCTTGTTCTCCGTGGGAGACTGATTGAACACCGTTGTGACAGAGCAGTTGGGGGAATTATTAACGCCATAAAACTCACAACGCGTCTCATTGTGGTGGTGTTTGAATATATTACCGCCCTTAAATGTGTACAGATTATCGCTCATTCCAATAATAGATTCCGGAATGTAAGAATAAAATGTGGGAAATCCCTTAACCGCTGGGCTATATGATATTGTTTTATCGCTCATTATGGACAAGTTATTTCTAATTCGTACTCTGCGCTACCACCTACGGATACGATTCTAACAGTAGCGTCCGCTGGGGATTCTGTGGCTTTACTTACCGTCATGCTTCCTGAAGTAGACACTGCGCCACTCGATGTAGTGACTCCGTTGTATATCACTTGGAACTCAAGGGTTCCGCCGATAAGGCCAATAGTCCATATAAGGTCAAACGTTCCAGTGTCTTCACCGATAGAAAGCGTAAACGATTTCACCTCATCAGCTCCAATGCTAGAGTCAATATATGTTCCGCAAGGAATAACAACTGGCGCCCACTCAACTGCATTGTCGGGTTTTATGGACAACACATACTCATCTTGGAACGGATCGTATCCGCCAATCTTCTGAGAGCGTGGCGAGTTGTTAAACTCGTCTCTGAACCAAGACCCCATACCATATTCGGATATAATCTCAAGCGTTTCATTCCCGTAGCTTGAACCCGTAAGCTTCAAGACCGCTCCTCTTGCGGCATCCGTAAAGAACTTATCTACACCAAAAGAGGCGAAGCTCTCTGGGTTCTGACTGATGCCATACTCTTCGAGTCTCGCAATCTGAGTGCCTAAAACTTCTGGTATCGATGTGATAGAACCACCAGCGGCAGCGTCTGATAACAAGTTCTTGCCGGCAAGGACATAAGATATCTTGTCCTCCTGAAGAACGAGGATGTCCGTTTGCCTGCCATGCAGTTTCTGGATGGACGCAAACGACTTCTCTAGATCCTTATAGTTGACAAGCGCTATGTTAAACTCGTTAAGCTTATTCACGTTAGTCTCCGGTCTGTATACACCGCTATACGTTAAAGATGCATATCTATGCACCTCAGAATAATCCTCTTCAGCGACAGCGCTAAATCTATTGCCAATGACAACTGATCTGGCTGTTACGCCATCAAGGTACTTGTACCCTTCTACTCCGTTGCCAAACGTGTAACAGTTAAAGAAGTCTAAATCGAGTACGGCTGGCTGAACAGCGCCCTGATTTAAAACGTTGCCCTGATGGTAGCCCCCAATGATAGCAAAGCTCTGAGAGCCTTCGTAGTATAGGTCTTCATTTACCTCGCTTGGTTCTGTCTCAAAAACAATAAGGCTATCGAATGCGCCTGCAAAAAACGTAGATGCGTTTATTTTCATATACAATCCAGCAGGGGCAGTGCCTATGAAGCTAGCGGGCTGGGATTGAACATCCAAGACTTCTACCATTGTAGAAGTGGTAAGCGGACCATTCGCGTCAGCTTTAACGTATAGCTTAGAACCTACTGTTGGCGTCAGTTGATTTTGCCCATCAAGCTTAAACCATGTGCCGAGGGATGCAGACGAGTAGTGCTCGTTTGAGTATACAATATTATACGCCCCCTTGGATTGCTTTATGGACAGCTTATAACGCGTTGCCCAATTTGGCGGAAGGTGGTTTATATATGTTCGTATGTGGTTCCTGCCAGCAGAAAAACTAGGTGGGAAGAATACAGAGTTGGTGTCACAAACTATAGTTGTTGAGTTTCTTCCAAACTCATCCATATAAATGATGCCAACCTCATAACCCCTGTTACTGTGCAAGCTTCTGTTCTTATGGTATTTCACATAAGAAATCTTGGCAGAGATTATTCTATAGTACTGATATATGTATGCAGTCGGCCCTGACCCAGAGCCATCCCAAAATTCCATTACCGGAATAGTTAGGTCTATAGTGTCCGCCGTTGTTGAGTCCACATCTATTGGTTCACCTATCGCAGAGAAACCGTATCCCGTTTTGCCAAATGAAACCGCGGTTCCGACCAGAGGTGATGAGGAACATCCAAACATGTCGGACAACGTAGAACCAGAGCAGCTTGTGCCTATAGGCTGAATGTTGGCTGCGGTACCAATGTCGTCAAGGAACGATAAAGACGCCGCAAGTGCAGCGGCATTAGTGTAGTTCGCATCAACCCTTATGGTTTTGGATACAGAAAACGGTCTACCATTAACAGTCCCCGGCTGACTTGTTCCTCCTCCGTCGTAGCATTCAACACCACCAAGCTCTAATTCAATAACAAGATCATCCCCCTCTTCAATACTTACGTTACTGAAGTCCAAGGTTATCACGTTATCAAATGGACCTGTAGGAGGAGTTACGAACCCCGGATCGTATGCTGTATTGCTAAATGAAAAAGTATCCTCTACAGCGTCGGGAGGGGTTATTGCCTCTGTCTGCGCTTCTAGGGTGTAATCTATTTCTATTGGCTGATTATCAGCATCTATAATGTCATACCCTTCTACATAGTTTCCGAAGGTAACTCGGTTCCCTATGAGCGTTTGAGCTTTGGCTAGCCTTGGGACATTGTCGTATATGTGAAGTAGGTCGCTTTCTAAAAGGCTAGTGTATATCTTCTTGGCTCCGAACTCAATAGTTTGAACTGAATTGTCAGCCCACCCTTGCTCCTCTTTATTGAACTTCTGAATTACATTAATGACGTTTGAGTCATTAAGCTTAAAGCATAAGTCAATACCGACAACGTTTTTGCCGCCCGTATTGAAAGAGACGTCTACGGCGTTGTATATGTTTGACATTCCGTCGTTTACATATAGCTCCTCATTTAAGAGAAAACTCCCGGGAACAAACGCTGAATCAGAAAACTGAGACAGGGCGCTGTACTCGCCATCTAGATACTTATATCTATAGGCAAAGCATGTGAACTTGTCGATTATGTAATCCTCAAAGCTGCCGATTGTTTTCATCACTATGGATGGAGACTCAATCGGGAATGGCTTTATCAGAGCAATGTCGCCCTCTTCTATTTGGTCCACGCCAGCCACTGGGAAGGGGTAGTGTCTGTTGACATTAATCTCCCTTGGCTGATTGTAGTTGTCTGTCCATAACAAAAGGTCGTCTACAATATTAACGCCAGTAATAAGGTACTCGGGATTGAAGTTCAATACCGTAGTGGAGATGACGTGGTATGTAAGAGACTGGAGTACATCGTTATATGATACGATCATATCAACCCCATCAACCGGAGAGTGAACGAACCAATAAATGGTTTCCGTAGACTCATTCTGAATAGCGCCGATACATACAGCACTATCGCTCAATGGAGATCCGTCATATTTTAGGGTTGTCAACTGTGTGTTGCCCTTCACATTTTTTAAAGCGCCAGCATTTGCAGACTCAGCGGAAGATACATCAACATTAAGGGCGTCAATGTATTCGCCGTTTTGCACGAGCCTTTCATCAAGGCTCTTGTTCATGCGACCTCTTATGAAGTTGTTCTGTAGCTGCATGTTACTTTATCCACTTATCTTGACCACGCAAACTCATAAGCAATCTTCCTGGGTGGATGTTGCTCATTCTGATTTTAGCATTACGCAAAAGCGCAGTCTTCTCTCTTCGTGCTCTATTGACAATATATTCTTGTACGCCAAGCTTTGAGGATAGGATGGAATATCTGATGTACGCATATATGTACTCTTCAAACAGCTTGTTAACCGTAATCAAAGAAGCGTCTCCACCCTCCATGCCGTCGGACACATACTCTAGGATGCACAACTTGTTGGTCATCCCGGAGCTGAAATTGATGACTCCGCTTTTCTTATCTATTCTAAAAGTTGGATTTGCATTCGCAGTCTCGGTATTCAAACCGTAGTGTGCGCCAATGCCGTATTCAAAATACCATGCACCATCATACTGCCATCCTTCCTGACCATTGAAGGGGCTGCCTTCGTTTAGGTAGATGCTCTTCTGCTGCTTGGTGATTCTATCATAATCAATGTTAGAGAACTCTGGCTTTAGAATATCTCCATTATGGTCGAACAATATCTTACCGCGCTGGTCCTGTAGATAGGCTTTTGCGCTGTTTAGCTGAATGTTCTCCGTGAGAGGGTAGATGTACCCATTCTCATACATAGAAACGCGCACCCAGTTGACATAATCAGATGGCAACACAAAACGCAGTCTGTCGTCTACGCTAAGCTCAAGGACTTTGATTTCCTTAAACGCGTCGTAGTTAAGCTCTTGTATGCCACGCTTTGCGTGAAATAAGACCTGATATCTGTTGACGTTGTTTACTAGTTCGTTGTTGCCCGCGTAAATCAACATGAAGTTGTTTACGATATCTTCAAGACATACATACTGATATGAGCCCCAATTGACATCGTCCTGAGCTGAACCGCTATTTGCGTAATACTGATATTCTGTTAGGTATGCCATGGCTTATTGTTCAGTAGCGTTTTCTTTCTGTTCCTCCGCATTTCCAAAGGTGTATATGTCTCCCTCTCTAACAGAGATGCCTGCATATTCTAATATCTTCACTACCAATGTTGGCTCATCAGACAATGGCAACTCAAAGTCTTGGTAGTCAGATGCACTCTGGTTGAACACGGGCTCTCCGCCGCTTAGCGACACATAAGTCCACTTAGGATCTTTAGGGTATCTAATATAGTAAGCCACTGCATCCACGGGGCCATTGATGGTGGTCGGGTAAATGGTCACGGATGATCCAGTAACGCCAGGGAACAGTATAGCCGTTGAGTCGGCTGAGCGATATGTATATACGGGGAATGCTTTCGTTGGTGCCATGAATGACGAACGGAGCATGGGCCGTAGCTTGTTCTCCTCTATGGGTTCAATCTCCGCGCCAGTACTCGCGTACTCAAGAACATTTAGATAGTAGCAGTCGGATGGGACTTGATAGATACTGTCCGATAAATTCTCCAACTGCAAAAACGTAGAGAATGAAGAGATTACCTCGTCGTATTGTTTAGCAATATCAGCCAATCCGCTGCCTGAAATTCTAGCATTCTGCTTGTTTATCTGATTGTTAAACTTGTAGAAGTAGCTTTCAAAAATGTCAAGCTGCGCTTGCTTTGCGAATAAGTTAAAATCTGCCGGAGAAATGTAACCGTAGTTATTTTTATTCATTACCGACAGCACGGTATTACGCACTGAATCTATCATATGCTAACTTTTTGACAAAGATAGATAAAAAAAAGGGGCTACTATTCGCAGCCCCCTTCTCCATAAACACATACAGACACTATAGATTGTTCTCTAAAAGCTTTAGAGTTTCAATCCCCTCATCGCTCTGCAAGTATGAAGATACAATAAACTGTGCAGATTCTCCATGAGGTACAGTCAACATCTTACTCTTGTTAGTAGGAAGGTTGAAGTAGATGTCTCGTCCTTTGTTACGAGTACGCAATAAACCGAGGTCAAAGAACTTGGCAACCTTAGACTGCAATGACAATGTAGGATCATTCAGGGTATCCAAGAAACCAATAGGGTTCTTCTTAGCGTACACCAATACGTCGCGCTTCAACTCAGCGCTTGTCATCTTGTCAACTTTAGAGCCAACCAAGATTCTTGCAACTAGCTCGACCATGTCGATATCAAGCTCGCGAGCTTTGATAAGTGCCTCAACCTCAGCGTTTAATCTTTCTACCTCATCGACAGCATCGCGCTCGTTATTGAGTTCGATATAAATCTTACCGTTTCCAGGGTGCAATTCCAAGAACTGCTGCAGTACGGGGTTTGTCTTAGGGACGTGCAAGAAGCCATTCTCAAAGATGATGGGCTCTAGGATTGCATTACCATCCTGTTCATCTTCAAACGGCGAACGCTGATTGCTCGCGTACCGAAGAGGGCGATTGGTTTTTCCGTCGAAATAAAGAAGGGGTTTTCTTCTCGTGTTACGAGATGCGAGCATTAAGCTCAATGGCGCGTTAGGGCGCTTTAACATGTACGACTTGTCTTCAGCCGTAGTGAACTCTTGTGACATTTGATAGGATATAATTATAATTAAAAAAAGGGGGAGGGAAGAACCCTCCCCCCGTTAGTTAATCCAATTAGGATTAGTCTTCGAACAATACGAAGTTGTTAGCACCCAAGGTACAAACAGCACGCTCAGACAAGAAGTGAACTTCCATGGCATCCAAGCTAGAGGTAGCAGCACCACCAGCAGAACCAGTAATCCAAGTCTTGTAGCGACGATCTTCTGTTTCAGAAGCGCGATAGCGAACGTGCAAGAAAGGACGCTTAGCGTTCTTACCAAGGATCTGGTCATAAACAGTAGTAGAACCAGCAGGAACCAACATACCGTTTACTTTACCAGAAGCGATACCGCCACGCATCGTGGGATCGTTCAAGTATTTCCAGTCAGTCTTGTAGAAGTCATAACCACGACGGAATCCTTTGAAGCCAAGGTTCAAAGCCATAGTCTCGTCGTTGTCAAACAAACCGAAAGAAGTACCATTCACACCGTAAGAGTTTTGAGCAGCCAACATATCGTCGATGTCAAAGCTGAACTGACGGTTCAAGAAGATTACGTTCTCCTCGATAGCACCTTGGTTGTCCAAGCGCTCGATGATGGTATCGAATTCAGGAAGGGTAGATGGGTTACCACCAGACCATACGTTACCACGCTGACTAACGCTATAGAATACACCTTCAGAACCCTTGTAAGTAACACCTGCACCAGCAGCTGCACCAGAACCAGCCTCAGCGGGAACGGCTTCAACCATTGCAGTCTCCAAGTAGTCTTCAAAGCGCAAGCGAGTCTCGTGCTCAGACTTCAAGTACCACAAGTAACCGCTAGCGCCGTTCTCTGTAGTAACTTCAACCCAACCGATTTGAGCCATGTCAGAACCAGATACAGCGTACTTGTCCTTGATGATGATGGGGCTGTTCTCGAAGATCTCGTCGTCAGCCTCCAAAGAGCCGTCCATTCCTTCGGTGCCTTTCTTGAACTCAGAACCGTAGATGAATACGGTACAAGCAAGACCTGCGTCGAAGCTCTGACCAGCTGCCTCGTAGTAAGCAACGTCAATAGTACCAGCTGCAGTATCTACAGCAGTAACGATAGCCTTGTTAGAACCAACGCCGCCGTTCTCGGAAACCATGATGGTTTGTCCAACGCGGATAGCGATAGATCCAGTTCCAGGAGCCAATACGTCAGAGATAGTCAACGTAGCCGTGTCAGAACCAGCGGCGTCAGCAGACGTAACGTCAACATATTTGGTGTGCAAGCGACCCTGCTCTGCCCACTTGATGAGGTCAGAGTTAGAGGGCATTTCTGCACCTACCATACGCAAGAAAGATGCTACGGAACGGTTTCCGTAACGCTCGAACTCCTTCTCGTAGGTATCGGGAAGATACTGATTCAAGAAGTCGAAGTTCGTGATGTAGTTGGTAGACAATGCTACCTGTTCAGCGCTCGGCTGCAAAGCATAACCGGGAACTGCTTGTAATGAACCTGCCATTTTTTGTCAGATTTAAAAGGTTTATTTGTTGTTTCTTATTTTCAACCCTCTTCCAGAATCTGGAGAAAGGGACGCAACCTTGAAACCACCTTTGCTAACATTCTGAGGAGATTGTCTAACGTCCATATTAATGTTCTTAGACTTTCTCGACAAATCGTCAACAGCGTCAGACATGCCTTGTTCGTAGAAGTACTTAGCAAATCTGTCTGGATTCATGGCCACTGCCAATGCTCTGTGGTACCCTTTGACGTTATCAATGAGGCCCTCTTCATTCGTATACTTCTTAAAGAAGTTCGAAATGTCAGACTGAGCCTTCTTGATTTCCGCAGCTTCACCTGGAGAAAAACTAAAAGTCTTATCGTTGACACTGAATTCAAAACCTTTGAACTCGTCACCGAAGACCTCGTTCGTCTTCTGCTGAAACCATTCGTATCGTTTCCGATTCTCCTCTTCAGCGCCTTGAGCGGTTGACATATATTCTCTATAGGCTTGAAGCTCTTCTTGGCTTACTCCAGAAGCGGCATCCATACTTGACTCAAGCGGAGCTTTATACTTCTCTCGTTGTTCCTCGAAATGCTTCCTTGCCTTTGCGAGCTCTTTTTTCTTAGCTAACTTCTTACGCTTGACGTCAGACTCGTCGTCCAAGTCTTCGTCATAACTGAATCTCTCGCTGATCATGAAGTCAATATCTTCTTGATCTAGATCCTCTTCAGTTGCAGCGTAGTAGCTTGCCAATAATTCGTCTGGGTCTTTGCCATCAACATCCTCGTTCGCACGAACAAAGTCCTTGATGCCTCGACCCGTTTCCTTTTTGTACTTGAGATACGCGGCCACATCTTCCGGAAGTTCTGAAGATTCTTCTCTGGCTTCAACCAACTCCTCAAGGGAG